CAAAATGCAACATCAAAGATATGTACAACAAACATGTTGGTCGTATGAAAGCTGCTGGTCGTATGTTGTCCAATGAATACTACCAAGAATGTCCTGAAATTGACGAAAAAACATTCATCAAAAACGCACAAGACGGTTATCAAAAGGAATTCGCTTGACATCTGACACCATCCAAAACTTTCTAAACACTTCAAGTAAATACCTCTTCAATGGCTAAAAAACGATATGTAGTAATTGCTCATGCGTTTGACAAACGTGGTAGATTGTTAGCTGTTGCTACTAACAGCTACACAAAAACCCATCCAATCCAAGCATACTACGCAAATAAGGTCGGTCATCCACACCAACCCTTCGCACACGCAGAAATCCTATGTATGCTACGCTGCAAAGACAAGCAAATTCACAAACTAATGATCTTTCGTTATGGAAATAACGGTGAATTAGTCTGTGCTAAACCTTGTCCAATTTGTCAAGAAGCATTTACTGCATATCAACCAACTGAAGTCTGGTACTCAGATCAAGGAACAATGGTGAAACTATGAAACTACCTGAAATTGGTGATATTGTCTTTGGATACCAACACAAAGATGATCGCATTGGTGAAACAATGTTCCTAACCAAAACACAAGCCAACTGCACACCCAACCCAGACGACGGCCTCGCTGAAGCTCTTGGTGAAATCTGTGGTACAGGTGAAATGGAACTAACAGAAGGTGAATGGGTAGAAACAATTAACCCAGACGATGCACAAAACCTAGTAATTTGGCAAATGAAAAGGATTAGATAATGCCAACACCTCGTAAAAATAGTATTTTCATTAAAGCATGGGCGGACGGTGAAACAATCCAAGTCAAAGACGCAATAGGATGGATAGATCTAACCATACAAAACCCTAACTGGGAAGGTATATATAGAATCAAACCCAAACCTCAACAAATTGAAGGCTGGATTGGACATGCAGCAACCACCGGACACCGACATTTCCACACCTCTCTACCACATGATACAGGATATTTTAAGCGTTGCTGTCTGACCATCTATCCCGACGAATAAACACGTCACTTCGATTAACCTCCGCTTATAGGAATCGGCAATGATTACTGGCGAAATCAAATTATATAATGAACCTGTCCCTTCGTGGCAAACACATGTTCAAACAAAAGCAGTAACAGAAACTCCCGAAGAACGTGCCAAATGGTTAGAACGTTGCGCGTATGATCTAGACAAAGCAAAACAAATCTTCACAATTGGTGATAAGATTAACACTCAATCTAACAAAACATCACCAGTTATTATCATCAATTTCATTGAACAACTTGACAGAATGCAAAAATACCAAGACAATCCTTGCGTAGTTGAATGCAAAAACAGTGTCTTTCTACAAGGACAGCCCATTCAATATTCACTAGCAGAACTAGATATCACAACTCTCGTCAAAAAGGAACAACCAAATGTTTGACATCAACAAGTACCCCAAATCTCTAGGACAAGACACTGTAATTAAAAAGGTCGGTCATTTCCTTGACATTTTCACAGGCAAATCTGGGTGGGAAAACCACACACGACTCAAAGTTGTATCAACTCCAAAAGGTAAGTTTCTATCTCATGTCCACGGAAAAAAACTACCTACAAACATTTTTAAAACCTTGTCCACCCAGGTGACTTAAATGACTCAAATGTTCCTAATTTGTATTGACACAGACGAAACAGATGATAGAAAACTCACCAAAGACCAGCAAATGTGGGTAAATGATGACTATGAGTTGGAAAAATTTCTACCTAATTTTGCCCGAAATTGGCCACAAAACACAATTTGCGTGTATCGTTTACATGAAATACAAAAACTAAAAACCATGCCAACATACCAAAAATACCTTTTAAACGACAATGGAGAAATCATTCCTGTATGAAATATACAACTCTATTTAGTGTAGGATTCCATGAACGAGATCCTTTCGGAATTTTCGACAAAGTTAAAATCGTACATAAACCAGAAGATCTCACCACAGACGGTATGCTAATTCTATGGGGAGGTGAAGACATCTCCCCTAGTATTTATAACCAAGATGTTGTTCATGCACGCGCACCTGCTAAACCATCTCGAAGAGATCAACTAGAAATTAACATGTTTAACGCAGCAGTTAAACTAGGTATTCCAATTATTGGCGTGTGTCGTGGTGCACAACTCGCATGTGCTTTGTCTGGTGGCACCCTATACCAACACATTCTAGGTGGACACCACGGCGATCATGAAGTTGAAACTTGGGACGGTCATACAATGCACACATCATCCTGTCATCACCAAGCACTCAATCTAACCAACGTTCCTCATGAACTTCTAGCATGGGACAAAGACCGCACTACAAAAGTATATACAGACACAGAAGTTAGATCTGTAGTTATTCCTGAAGTAGCTATTCTAACAGAAACCAAGACACTAGCAATTCAAGGCCATCCTGAGTGGATGCATCACAAAGATGCCTTCGTCAAATGGTGCTCACAAATTCTTACTACGAGGTTCGCATAATGGGACTATCATATGGATGTACTTCCACAGCAGACGAACTATTTGCTAAACGACATACAATAACTAAAATTCATGTAAATGCACCGGAAAATAAACAAATTATAATGCCACTACCAAATTCAGACCTGCGTATAATATTAGCAGGCGTTCATGGAGACTGCACTGCTTGTACTGCATATCTTGAATATTTACAACTAAACGAAATAAATAAAATATTTACAATTATTCAAGAATACATGTCCATCAACGCAAGAATTTCGTGTCTATTCACAATTAAACAACATCTTTCAGCGTTACCAAAATGGATTAAAGCACTTAAAAAGTTCCCTATTGCAGGATTACACGTACAAAAAAGCAATCGAGAACCAACCTCTGACATGTATATAATTAGTGGAATTCTTAAAGTACCAAACCCAATCATTAACACCTACACAACATTTAAAACAGTGTACCCAGAAAAACACAACAATAACGATGTCACTAAACTAAATGACATCAACGCCTCTCTCAAATTAGAAACCTTCTAAGGAAAATAAATGAACAAGTTCACTATCGGTTGTGATCCTGAAATCTTCCTCATGGATGAAAATCACAAATTCAAGTCTGCCATTGGCCTACTCGGTGGTGACAAATGGATTCCTCGTGTGTTGACCAAGGACGGTCATGCCTGCCTTGAAGACAACGTTGCGGTTGAATTCAACATTCCTCCTTGTAATTCATTCGCAGAATTCAAACAAGAAGTACAACGAACCATGCAAATGGTAAAAGAAATTCTTCCATCCAATCTACAATATAACACATCTTCAGCAGTTAGTTTCCCAACAGAAGAACTCAACTGCGAACAAGCGTGGGTATTTGGATGTGATCCTGACTACAACGCATGGACAATGGAAGAAAATCCAAAACCCTGTGCAGAAGACAAAAACCTACGCTCAACTGGAGGACACATTCATGTTGGTTCTGATTTGGCTATCGCTGATCCTGTTAACGTCATCCGTGCTATGGATCTTTTCCTTGGTGTCCCTTCTACACAACTTGATGCTGGTACTCTTCGACGAAAACTCTACGGTGGAGCAGGAGCTTTCCGCCCAAAAACATATGGTGTGGAATACCGCACTTTGTCTAACTTCTGGATTTTCAGTGACAAACTCATTGAATGGGCTTATACAGGTACTGCAAAAGCTCTAGAATTTGTCCACTCAGGCAAAGAAATCCCGGTCGGTCATGGAGATCTTATCAAAGACTGCATTAATAACAATAACAACAAAGCATATCAACAACTTCATCAACTATATGCGGTGTAAACAATGGATATTTGGAATGAACTAACAGATTCTTTTAATAAAGACATGGCAATTGATGAGATGAGAAAAAAGTATGAAAATACCTATCTTATCTTAATCAAAGAAGATGGAACAGAAACAATTGTCATGTATAAACAATTTCACGACGGCTTCCACTACTTCAAAGACGAGTTAAACATTGACATTAAACTTCGACATGAAACAAAAACGCGAATTATGTGTGCATTTCCAGAACGTCGTTTATTCAATACAGACAAACTAGCCCTAGAATTTATTCGAAGGCCTATCCGTCAATACAAACGCGGAATCTGCAAAGAAAATGTAAGTATTTACTCACCCATTCGCCATCTATGGGGCCAAGAAAATTATCCTTGGACACCAAAAACAATTCAACAAGCTTTATATCCAGTCTATCCAGCTTCTGCTAAAGAAGCAATTGAAAAACTAAACAACAAGGAATATGTTAGCATTGCACTAAACGACAAGTTTATGTTATCATTGTCAATTACACATGGATACACAGGATTTTATTTGTGGTATTGTAATAAATGTATTGGTACTTTTCACAAAGATGTGTTTAAAATTGAACATAAACTATTCACACAAGAAGTATTAGACAACATCACTCTATTCAAACCTTACCACATTGAGCTATAAATATGCCATACGTTAATATCAATGGTCTGTTTAGATCACATTCAGCAGCACACATTACTATATATGCTACATCTTGTGGACTAACTCCTGCACAATTTCTACACAGACATGGAGCACCCCAATACGGAAGCCAAGGTATTTCTTTTAACATAACCCCAGCAGAAATGAATGCACTCACCACCGATATAAACATGACAAACTTCCTAGATGAATTCGTTAGTCAGAATACTGCTCAACAAAACACTGTAAACACACAAACAATTACCAACACACCACTACAACAATTAGTAAAGTACAAATCAATGGTATTACGCAGAAACGATAGTACTTTATATGAAAAAACCCACTCACTAAAAAACAAACCGTTCGAATGGACTACACTACAAGGAATGGTGGGCATTGAAATTGAAGTAGAAAATATCACACAACCAGTAAGTCCTTTAGCATACTGGGATGTAAAAAGTGATGGATCTTTGCGTAACAATGGTATTGAACTTGTATCTGTTCCACTACAAATCAAACAAGTGCAACTAGCACTTGAACATGTCTTTGAAGTACTGAATCAAAATAATAAACCTGATTTTAGTAATAGAACTAGTATCCACATCCATGTAAATTGTCGTGATCTTACACAAGATCAACTATACAATTTCATTTTGTTGTATGCAATTTTCGAAAAACATTTCTACAATATGGTAGGAAACAAACGACTCAACAGTATTTTCTGTGTCCCAGTTTTTCGAACCAATCAACTTAAACATCTAAACACCGTTGTATATGGTCTTAGTCCTGACTGGCATAAATATTGTGGTTTAAATCTACTACCACTATATCAAAATTCAGTAACACAAGGATACGGCACAATCGAATTCCGCCATCTACATGGTACAGCAAATCAACAAGAGATTCTTGAATGGATCAATGACATTCTGTGTCTACGCAAATTTGCATGTGAAGTAAACAAAGAAGAACTTATTCAACTAATTAAAGAAATGAATACTACTAGTAGTTATCTTTCTTTATACTCACAAGTCTTTGCAAAAGGCCGCAAAATTCTAACAAACAAAAAAGACTTCGAAGAATGTGTAAGCAACACAAAACGCGAACTATTTGGGGATGAGTATATGAACACTCTCAAACGTTCTGACCAATGTCCATATTGGACTACTGTAAGTGAACTAGGAATTCGAGGTTAACTATGTGTGGAATCGTAGCTATTATGAGCAAACAAGCAAGCACAGGATTTTTGTATAAAGACAAAACAATCTTCCTGCAAATGTTTATCTCCGACATGTTCCGTGGTATGGATAGTACAGGCAGCTTCGCTGTAAACAAACACGGAAACCTAAAGATGGTTAAAGACGCAAGTCCTGCTCCATTCTTTATTAATAAAAAAGAAGCTAACACCTACTTCAATGACTTTATTTCAGACTATCATATTGTGGTCGGTCATAATCGTAAAGCAACTATGGGTGCAACCGTCAGCGAAAATGCTCACCCATTCATTGAAGGAAACATTTGTCTTGTTCATAATGGTACTCTACAAAACCACCACAAGCTCGCAAATCGTCTAGTAGACTCCAATGCAATTGCTGCACATATTAATGAACACGGATATAAATCTCTACTAAAAAATATTGAAGGTGCTTACGCACTTATTTGGTACAATGCCGCAGAAAAAACATTATACTTTACACGCAATGCTGACAGGCCACTCCATCTAGTTGAAACCTCAGATCGTGTGTATCTAGCATCAGAAGCAAAAATGCTTGATTGGATTCTAGATAGAAATGACGTAACTAAATACACAATTCAAAATGTTCCTACAGACAAGGTATTTAAATTCAATCTTGAAACTCGCAAATTAGAAGCCGAGTCTAAGCCAAAAAAAGCCGACCCTGTGAAGAACAAATATCAAAACCAGAACCAAAGCCATCAACACAGGGGAAATCAGATCCATTCGGGCTTTGGGCATCTTGCGTTAGCCTACTCCTCGGAGGTAGCAGCAAACACTGACACCAACAAAACACACAAACAAGCAAATATTGAAACATATAAGAGCAATGAACGTGTGTCTTGGAAAGTAAATAATTGGGAAACTCGTCAAAATTCTACCAAACTAATGGGTGTCACAACAAATGACTACCGAACACCTGTTACAATCTTTTTAGACCATAAAAATTACACTGACGATGAAATTGATGTGCTAACACTGGCTGAATATCTAACTGGTCAAGTCATGACCATTTCATACAAAAGTGGAATCACTCAACTATATCTAAAAAATGTAGCTCTTGACGATCAATATACAACAATGAACTATAAAAAAGTTTCTATTGGAATGATCGAAGAAGCAGGCAGTTGTTGTTATTCTTGTGGAACTGCCTTAACCAATAGAAAAGAAATTGAAGAATCCATTGTCAGCATCAACTCACGCGGAGAGGTTCTCTTCATCACTTGTGGTGAATGTTCTTCAGCAACTCCTTATTATGGAGGAAACTATTAAATGACACTCGTTAAACAATTACGTACGTGGGATGAAATGCCAAATGACGACGATAAAGCGTTTCACTGGCTTGATCTAAAGACCGCAGAAGCCGCTGATGAAATCGAATCCCTGCGCCAGCAACTCGCCGCTGCACTCGCCGCAATCAAGATAAAAAATCACACCCTGGAATGGCTTTCAGTAAAAAGCCACACCCGCCTGCAAAGGCTCCGCGCAACCCAAGCACTCGCCATCCAACCTGACGACTCTGCGCTCAAGGTGTGGCTCGGGGAGCCTGTGGCTTGGATGATTACCTACGACGGAAAATGTATGGGATTTGTCCCGACAGAGGAAGCCAATACCGTCGCTGTTTACTCCCCGAAAGGACTGAAATGAAACAAAAACGTATTATTTTAATTGGATACAAAATTGGTAGTCGTTCACTAAAAAATTTACAAACACAACTTAAAGAAGACCAAACAGAACGACGAGTTCTGCGAGTTCGTCGTACAAGCATCCGCTACAAGCGACGTGTAAGTGATCGAATTGTTGCATGGGGTCCAACACTACCATCCCCTCATGTAGATCAACAACAAGAAGCAGCTAAGAAAATTGCTAGTGACAAACTACTATCTTTCCGTAAATTTAAAGAACATAACGTTCCTACACCAGAATGGACAGAAGATGTCACAGTAGCACAACAATGGAACAAAGACTACTTTGCTCGCACACTACTTCGCAGTAGTTGCGGTAAAGGTATTGTACCTGTACCAGCAGGAGAACAAGGTCCATATGCGCGACTATATGTGCAATACAAGAAAAAGAAATACGAGTACCGTGTCCATGTGTTCGAAGGTAACGTTATTGATGTGGCGCAAAAAAAGAGAAAGGTCGGTCACGAAAACCGCGACAATCAAATCCGCAATCACGCCAATGGCTGGGTATTTGCTCGTGAAAATATTTCTCCTCCAGCAGGTATCGGTACTATCGCTCTTAATGCTTGTGATGCTCTAGGGCTTCATTCTGGTGCTGTAGACATTATATGGAATGAAAAAGAAAATAAATGCTATGTCCTAGAAATTAACACCGCACCCGGTATTGAAGGCACAACCTGTAAAAACTACACTAACAAAATTATTGCGAGTCTAACAGCATGAAACTAATCCCATACCCAAAAAACATGCCTCTCGGAGAGGCTTTCCAAGTAAACGATATGAAATTTGCCTTCCTCAATCCAACAGAAGAAGGTGATTTTCAAATGATTCATTCTTGGGTAAAATGTCGTGAATATTTCAACGAACTTCTCATGACAAACTACCACCCAGAATTTAAATATGAACCTACATATGGATTTACCTACGACCAAAAAGAATATCCACTAGACCTAAGTGCTACACGAATTGCCCTTAAATTTCTAACAACACAACAAAAACAAACTTTTCTTGACAACGTTCAATGGATTCATGCAATTGAAGCAGCTAATGGAATAAACAAAACTATTACAATTGATGTAAATGAACAAGAACTTATTGTCGTTGCAAGTAAACTATGGATTCAAAATTGTCTTCTTACAAACATTTACACACTTCTACTGAAACTTGCAACACTAAATGCAAAACTAGGATACAAACACCTAAAAAATATTAAAATTAAAGAATACACACCGTCAGAAATAAGCTATATTAACACACTTACACACGAAACATTTAACAACATTCTAGAAAATTGTGCCTACATCGCAAGATGTCCCTCAAAATATGTAGACGGATCAGATACTCTGCGTTCTCCGGGAAACGTACATAATTCAACAGGACTTATATACATCAAGAACACTATTTCAAATAAAACATCAACTCAATTATCAACACTAGTTGACCACATTAAAACACTTTTTACAAATACACCCAAACTAAACTTATTGGAAGCCTAATGTCAGGCAGATGCCGTTCATGTAATGCTATTTTAGAAGAATGGGAAATGAAAACCATTGACCCATTAACAGGAACATACACAGAACTTTGTGATGAGTGTGTTAAAGAAGATCTATTTGAAGACGATCTATGGGAAAATCCTACACACGATCCTGACCATATTTATATCGAGAACTAAATGAATCAATGGCAACAATTTATCCGTAACTGGACTCGACCCTCTATTCAACAGCCTCGCCGAATTCGGCAAGCAGTTGACAAACTATTTTACCCAGTAAAAGTTGTAGTAACTTTTGGTAAAAACTACTGGGATACTTGGCATCAAGTATACAAACCGGAAAAGAAAGATGATTGATTTTACATATCGACGGGCGTGCATTTGCTGTTGGTTACATGAGCTAATTGGATATAAATATCCAATCGCAATTAATGGGCGCATGGTAGAAAGATGTCCAAAAATACAACGATGGTTAGCTAGTTTCATTCCATATGACTCATGGTGATTCTCATGTCATCCGTAAAGAAGCCTGTCCAGAATGTAGGAGTATAGGTAATGACAAGTCTGGTGATAACCTTGCTGTGTATTCTGATCTTCATTGTTACTGTTTTCGGTGCGGTTACTCATCAGGCCGTAAATCATTTACAAGAACAGAACAAAAGCTTACATCTCAAATTGTCCTACCTTCAGATGTCACTACAGAACTTCCGTTCGAAGCTAAAGACTGGCTCAAACAATACCAACTCACCAGACTAGACACAAATCGTAATCATGTAATGTGGTCAGATAAATGGTCTCGATTAATCTTTCCATACTTCAATGAAGTGGAACTTCTTGCTTGGCAAGGACGGTACATTCCCTGTGGAAAAAATCAAGTTAACATCAATGGGAAAGCTCCCGCAAAATGGTTTTCCCAAGGCAAAATCCATGAGATCATCCATCCTATTAAAGTCGTCGCTAGGAAGGCCATCTTGGTTGAAGATATTGTTTCCGCCATCAAACTCTCTAACCACACGGGTGCGATACCTCTATTTGGATCATCCCTATCAACACAACAAATCCTTAGACTAAGAACATTTGTTAATGAAGTATGGCTGTGGTTAGATCCTGACATGAGAAACAAAAGTGTGAAATTCGCACATGTATGTAACCTACTAGGTTTAACAGCACATGTAATCTTCTCAGACAAAGACCCTAAAGAACATGACCACACCGACATTGCAAACATCCTCAGAGAGAATCAAACAACGCCGTAGTCAGATGTTGATTCATTCCTATTTATATTATCACAAAGATACAAGCATTGTCTCGGACCATCAATGGCAAGACTGGGCTGAAGAGTTGAAAGAACTTCAAGCATCTTATCCAGCACCTATTGATTTCTATGACAAAGCTTTCAGTGATTGGGATGGATCAACAGGAATGCATTTACCCGCGGACCAGTGGATTCGTCGTAAGGCAGAACAACTACTGGAATACAAATGAAACTATACAACGTACCACGAAAAACATGGGTTAGACTACAAGAAGATCAACAAGGACCCCCCGGATCACGTAAGTTTCTGTTAGGAGACGAAATCTTTTTTGACCATATTGATGGTATGTACAGTTATTGCAAAGACAAAGACAATAATCGAGTGCACCTACCAGCATGGTCAGAAGTAACACCCCTTGACAAGAAAGAATAAATAGACTATAATATATTATTAATAATATATAAAGGCTTTAATGAAAGAATATATAAATATAATAGTATATCTATTAAATAATAACTTATACAATAAGTATATTAACTACATAGATATTAAAAACGAAAACAAAGAACTAGTCTTTCTTTATAATTGTCTTAAAGAACTACATACTCTTTATAAAAAGGATTTGTCTTTAGATGAATATGTTCTTTATTGTCTATCCAATGTAAATGACAAGGATCGTCAGGTAGTAGAATCCCTTCTAAGCACCCTGCAAGGCTCTACAATCGACGATCAGTTCGTCGGGGATATCCTCACCACCCTACGCAATAAAAAACTCGCCTACGAGCTTGCATTGGTTTCTTTAGATGTAAGTGAGGGTCGGTCATCAGTAGACAAAATCTTCAACACAATCGACACCTTCGAACAACAGAAAATTGTTGAACAAGTCGAATTCGTTTCAGGAAACCTAAATGAACTCTACAATGATGCAATCAAAACGACAGGACTACGATGGAGACTTACTACTCTTAACCGAATGCTTGGGTCTTTGCGAAAAGGAGATTTTGGATTCATATTTGCTAGACCTGAGACGGGCAAAACTACATTCCTTGCGTCAGAAATTACTTTCTTTGCTGGACAATTATCAGAAGAGATGGGTCCCATCCTCTGGTTCAACAATGAAGAACAAGGAAGTAAAGTCATGCTGCGATGTATCCAAGCCAGTCTTGGACTCACCCAAGCAGAACTCTTCTCTAACATCAATCACCATCAATCTACCTTTGACACTAACGGTGGACAATTCATTAAAATCTTCGATTCCGCCAACATTCATCGAAGACAGGTTGAACAACTTTGCAAGGAGCTTAACCCATCCCTTGTTGTATTTGACCAAATTGACAAAATCAAAGGATTCACTGACGACAGAGAAGACCTCCGACTTGGGGCAATTTATATTTGGTCTAGAGAACTTGCAAAAACATACTGCCCTGTTATTGGAGTATGTCAAGCTGATGCGTCAGGAGAAGGAAAACGATGGTTAACTATGGAGAATGTAGCAAATGCTAAAACTGCCAAACAAGCAGAAGCAGACTGGATTCTTGGAGTTGGAAAAACACACGACACTGCTCTCGAATATGTCAGACACTTTCACCTCTCAAAGAACAAACTGTCCGGGGATGCCGACACAGAGCCGGAGATGCGTCACGGTAAGGCGGATGTGCTTATCAAACCACTAATTGCACGTTATGAAGACATGGAGTTTTAATGAAAGCACTTACCCGCGACCCCAAACACGCTAAAGCCTTTAGTCGTCGTATCCTAATGGATATTGCCAAAGTTCTACGGAATACATCCATTACGACAGCACACCGTGAAATTGTTACACGAGCATTAGCTAATTACTTTGAACGAGAAGATCAGTTTTTTGATCGTAAAACTTTCAATCAAATTGCCAACGGTACACTTGAATACGATACTCGTACTGTAGCATATTCACCTGTTCAGGAGAAACCAAATGAAACAACGCTATGACATTCCTATCAACATTACAATGCTCGCCGAGTCTGAAGTCGAAGCTGAAGAACTGGTTAACAGTTTTATGCGTACTGCTCGCATCTGTATTAGTGAACCTGATTTTGTAGACTGGGAAGCATTTCAATTCGTTGAAACTGATCTTAAACAATCGTGTTGCTGTTAAATGCGTCTCTGCATCGACGTTGAAACCAGTATTTTAAACAAAGGGAACGTATATGATCCAAGGAATTCACTATGCCTATTGGTAATCAAAGCCATTTCAAACGATTCAACGACTTCATTCGTTTTCAAAAAGCCTTGGGACGTTGGCCGTATCCATGATGTTCTTAATTCTGGTAGGATTCTTGTCTTTTTTAACGGCAAGTTTGACTTGTCTTGGATTAGACGTGAGTTTGATTGGCAGCCTAGTGTCGGGGTTCGTATCCATGATTGTCAATATGCTGAGTTTCTATTTAGTAAACAAACTTGGAAATTCCCTGATCTTAGGACCGCTTGTTTAAATCGCGGTCTTGATCCCAAACAAGACTATATTTCTGAAACATATTGGGACAAAGGAATTGACACAACAGAAATCCCTGAAGACGAACTAGAAGAGTATTGTGTAAATGATGTAGAAATTACAGATCAATTGTATATATCACAGTTAGAAGATTTCTACAAGATTTATCCACACATGGTCCAACTCTTTAAGCTACATATGCAAGATCTGCCTGTACTTCTAGAGATGGAATGGAACGGTCTTAAGTATGATGCAGGACGGTCATTAGAAATTGCTGATGAAAATGAAATAAAAATCCGCGATTTAGAAACACAACTTAACAACATTGTTGACTTTGAAATTAATTGGAATTCACCAAATGAAAAATCTACTATCCTTTATGGCGGCAGTATCAGCCGCGACAGTAAGGTACCAATCGGACATTTTAAAACTGGTGCTAGAGCAGGCCAAGTCAAGTACAAAACCATTGAAACACTCACAGAATTTCCACGGCTCGTCACCCCCTTAACAGAATACAAATTCGGCGAGAAGATTGAAAACTCTTCTGTCGCTGAGGATGTACTGCGATCTCTAAAACCAAGCAAACTTGCTAAGAAACTCATCGAGTTAATTCTTGAGCGAGCAAAACTAGAGAAGCAAAATGGAACGTATCTTAAGGGACTTCCCAATAAGATGCAAGTGATGCACTGGGGAGACTACTTACACCCCTCGTATAACCAATGTGTTGCGGTAACGGGACGGGTTGCGTCTTCTAATCCAAACGGTCAGAACATTCCACCAATCGGGAAGCGCCTGTGCGAGAGTAGATTCTAATGTATAAAGTAATTAAAGATGGAAAAGTAGCCGTACTTGTAAGTCATGGATATGGTGCTGGATGGTATTCGTGGGTCGATAATACAGACTGTCTCTTTGATCCCGATATTGTACAACTTGTGCTGGATGGAGCCCCTACTGAAACTATTCTACAACGTGCTCTTGAAAAATGGCCCGATGATTATTGGGGTGGGGTAGATGGATTAACTGTTCATTGGATTCCAGAAGGAACTCAATTTAGAATTGATGAGTATGATGGAGCGGAATCTATTGAGTATTGTTCAGATGCACAATGGATTATTGCTTAAATGCCCCACGTAAACGTCGATGCAAAATCCCTCGAATGGGTCACATATTTGTATCTAAGTCAAGACAAAAATGGAATCGAAGAATGGCACAATGTTGTAAATGATCCAAGTAAATTTGATATTCACCTTGACAATCAAACGAAATTTAATCTACCTTCACGGCTGATCGCCAAGGTATTTTTGTTTCGTTGGATTTATCGTGGACCAGCCTTTGCTTATTGTCATGATCCAGATTTTGCGGCAGTAAGTAACAAGCAGCAATATTGGCAGGATGTTATTGACCAATATTATTCAAAGTACAAAGGATTGTATGCAACGCACATGAAGTATCTTCAAGAGGTGAATGCTACAGGTAAATTACGTTCACCTCTTGGACGAGAGTATCAGTTTAAGAAAAATAAACGAGGAGAGTTTTCTGAGTATGAAATTACCAACTACCCTAATCAGGGTCTTGGAGCGGACGTTATGGCTGTTGCTCGGGTTAGCCTTGCTGCCCGTTTTCGTAAGTATAATCTCCGTAGTCTACTTATTTCTACTATTCATGATTCTCTTACATCCGACTCACCCGAAGAGGAGGTTGACATCGTTAAGGAGATTATGGTAGATGTATTTACAGACCTTCCCTCAAACATCAAACGAGCTTTTGGAATTGACTGGAACTTACCGATGCTAGGGGAAGTATCTGTTGGACCTAATCTTAAAGATCTAACATAAGCTTGACACATTTAAATAATGTGATATAATATTACTATAAACAGTAATACATAAACAACAATAAATAAGAAAGATAATATGAACATTCAAATTCAATTCATTGATGTGTCTGTAGAAGACAAAGGTAAGTATAAGATGGCTGAAGTTACCTTTAAGGATCTTGCTAAAGGACAAACCTCGTCTAAGAAACTAATGTCTTTTAGTAATCCTGTTGTCTATAAGACTCTTGTCGATGCAAAGAAGGGTGAAGTTTATACCATTGAAATGCAGAAGAATGATAAGGGTTTTTGGGATTGGATTGCTGCTTCCATCGCTAACTCTGTCAATGCCGGTTCAGCAGGTAGTCCAGAACCTACCACAAAAGCGTCAGGATCAACTAGTTTTACTTCACCTAAGTCTACCTATGAAACACCAGAAGAACGTGCAAAGAAGCAGGTTTATATTGTTCGTCAGTCTTCTATTAGTGCTGCTATTGATACTCTAAAAACTGACAAGAAGAATCCAACTAAGGAGGAAGTTGTAGCAACTGCACAATTTTACGAGTCTTTTGTCTTTGGTGTTGACGTTGCTCCACCAAAACTTGCCGATCTGCCAACCTTTGAAGATGAAGAAGATGTTCCACTATGAGCTTAATGCTTAGAGATTTTGTGTGTCGAGACTGCGGAAAAGAATTTGAGAAATTCACAAAGGACATTCACATTGTTGAGTGTCCTCATTGTGGCTCAGGTGCTTGCACTTTTCTACATTCCGCACAAGCAGTCAAAGCAACAGGTTCAGGGGTCTATTCTACAAAAATGAAATTATGAATATCTTTTTTATTAGTGATACACATTTTGGTCATAGTAATATCTTAAATTTTAAAAAAGAGGACGGCTCTTCTTTGAGAGTCTTCCCTTCAATTGAAGACCATGATGAGTATTTAATTCAACGTTGGAACTCAACTGTAAAAGTCACTGATAAAGTGTATCATCTAGGAGATGTGGGCTTTAAATCTTTTTCAAAATTAGCGGTAACTTTATCTAGACTTAATGGACAAAAGATTCTCATCAAAGGGAATCATGATGGGTTTAAACTTAGTCAGTATGCTCAATTTTTTAAAGATGTTAGAGGCTCACACACCATTCATAAATTTATTTTGTCTCACATTCCAATTCATCCAGAATCATTAGCACGATGGAAAGGAAATGTGCATGGGCATTTACATGCAAATAAGTACGCAGATTCTAGATACATTAATGTTTCTGTAGAACAGTTAAATGATTATGCTCCCATCTCATTAGAGGATTTAGAATTAAAATATGATAGCACTAATTGATGCGGATATTGTTGCGTATCGGTGTGCTGCTAGTTGTGATGTGAGAGAAGGGGGAGTCATCATCGACTCCTCCGACGAGGAAATCGGATTGCTTCGCGTAGAACAATTGATGCAAGAAATACTTCACGCAACTGAAGCCGATTCTTACCGTTGTTTCTTGTCTCCTTCCAAGAACTTTCGATATGAAGCCTATCCAGAATATAAAGCTAATCGTAAAGACACAGTAGATCCAACACATAGAAAAGCATGTAAACAATATCTAGTAGATCAATGGAACGGAGAAATGTTTCATGGCTACGAAGCTGACGATGCTCTTGCATGGAGTCAAACAAATGATACGATCATCTGTTCTATTGACAAGGATTTGAAACAAGTTCCAAAAATGCATTATAACTTTGTTAAGCAAGAATTTGACACTGTTTCAGATCTACATGGAGATAGTACATTCTATCAACAAGTTTTAATTGGAGACAAGATAGATAACTTGTTTGGTTTAAAAGGGATTGGTCCGAAAAAAGCAGCAAAGTATTTAGAAGGTTGTTACACAGAACAAGAAATGTTCAATACTGTCTATGACATGTATGAAGATAAACATCAACTCGCCATTAACCTTGTCTGTATGTGGTTGTGTCGAGAACAAGGAGTAACATGGCTACATCACCAGAAAAATTCAGGATTGATTATACCAAGCGAGTTCGAACCCGTGCTGGATCAGATGTCCGAATCTATGAAATTTTTTACCAAGACTATTTAAATGGAGCTTATTACGACGAAGACAGCGATGTTTGGTGGCCCTGTCAGTGGGATTTTCAAGGGCACTATTCAAGTAAGTCTTCTAGTTTGGATCTAGTAAACACATGAAAATTCAAAAACAATTTACACCTACTACTGTTGTACTAGAATCTGAGACAGATGTGGTAGATTTTCATAACATCTTACGGGCTGCTTATAGAGAAGAAAATAAGAATCGTTTTGTGTTTTGTTCATCTAAAGAATCTGATTTACAACATAAAATTCAATTTCTAATTGATAAGGTTTGTAAATGAGTGAACGCAAACGTCGCAGTAAACTTGAATTAAAGTTTGAAGATATTCTATTAGAAAATAAAGTAGAATACGATTATGAAATTACTGTTATTCCATACATTGTTCCTGAAAGTAAGCATAAATACACAGTTGATTGGACACTTCTTAATGGAACTCTTGTCGAGACAAAGGGCTACTTAAGTGACCATCAAGAACGAAACAAATATGTCTTGCTTAAGCAACAATATCCTGACCTAGATCTGCGGTTTGTCTTCGACAATCCTAATAAGCTATGTGGTGGTACTCAGTACACTCACGCGAAGTGGGCAGATAACTATGGATTTAAATGGTGTGGCATTAAAGACATAGATCAAATCCAACAATGGATAACAACAGCACATGATTAGTCATCTTATAATTCCAGACACACAGGTAAAAGAAGGAATTGATTTTGAATATCTTACGCGCATTGGTCAGTACATCGTTGATGTAAAGCCTGATGTAGTGATTCATCTAGGGGACTTTGCAGACATGTCAAGTCTCTCTAGTTACGATGTGGGAAAGAAATCTTTTGAAGGTCGTCGATATACAAAAGATATTGACGCAGCTAACAAGGCTATGCAATGTCTTCTTGATCCATTGTATTCTTACAATGCTTCAGCTAAAATCAACAAAAAGAAACAATACAATCCACGAAAGGTGATGCTACTAGGCAATCATGAGAACCGTATTGCTAGGGCTATCAATGATGATCCGAAATTGGAAGGACTCATTAGTTACAAAGATCTCCCGTACGACGATTGGGAAGTACACGATTTCCTTAAGCCTGTCTTTATCGACGGTATCGCTTATAGTCATTATTTTCCAACAGGAGTTATGGGTAGAGCAGCTACAACTGCATCTGCTATGGTTAGCAAGTTACATATGTCTTGCATTGCTGGACACCAACAAGGAAAACAAGTCGCCTACGGTAAGAGACCAGATGGTTCTACTATCACTTGCATCATTGCTGGTTCATGTTATGAACATGATGAAGATTATCTAGGGCCACAAGGTAACAATCATTTCCGTGGAATTCTCATGGCTTATGATGTACAGAATGGTTCCTTTGATGAACATTTTGTTTCATTAAAATATTTGAAAGAACATTATGCAACGAACTAATGCGCTTTGGAATTGCAAAAATCCATACCAAGGTACATATAAAAAAGTACTGACTGTTTGTTCCGCTGGACTTCTACGTTCACCTACTATTGCATGGTATCTTCACACTGTTTCTGATTATAATTGTCGTGCTGCTGGTATGCATGATTACGCGTTAGTTCCTGTAGATGATGTTCTTATTGAGTGGGCAGATATTATTATTTGTGCCGATGCTGATAAACTAGAACTACTCGGCAATAAATATGCAGACAAATTAGAAAATAAAACTGTGTATAACTTTAACATTCCTGATATTTATGAATACAGAAATCCCGAGTTAGTTAAACTTATTCAAGAGCAGTGTATTAAACAAGGAGTTGTTGATGCAGAGTCCTAGTCACTACGGAGACACACGCTTGATGGACTTGCTTATTGACAAGCAGGTGCCCTTCGCAGAAGGAAATATTATGAAGTATGTGTTTAGATGGCGTGAGAAAGATGGTCTTAAGGATCTTTATAAAACACGCGACTATCTCAATGCTCTTATTGCACATGAAGAACTTAAGGAAACTAAATGAACGCAAACTCCTATCAACAATGGACACTCTCTACTGCAATCTACCCCGGAGCGGGTACTGGCAATGATGCAGAGCTTTCCTATTTAGGTCTTGGTCTTAATGGCGAAGCCGGAGAAGTAGCCGACAAGATTAAGAAACATCTTCGTGATGGCAAGCTTGATATTGGTGGTATTGTTTACGAACTAGGCGATGTGTGTTGGTATATTGCTCGTCTTGCAGAGTCACTTGGGTACTCTCTAGAAGATATTCTAGAAATTAACCATTCTAAGTTAGAGTCACGCAAAACTCGTGATGTTCTTACTGGGTCAGGCGATGCACGTTGAACTCAAATTTGTTACACCAAATGCACTCGCACAGATTGGTGAGTATGCTGGAATATGTTACAATTCTAATCTTGAAGAAGGTACTTGTATTAAACGAGCTATCTCTTGTAAAGACAAAGGACACTTGGCAACTCTCCGTTTCGCTCACGCTACCTTCTATGTATCAGGAATCTCACGAACATGTTCTCACCAATTTGTACGAAGCAAACATCTAGACTTCCTTCAACGATCACAGAGGTATTGTAATGAATCAGAAGCCGAGTTTGTCGTTCCTACAAAAGATCCAGATATTGCTGCTCTTATCACTGCTTCATACCAAGATTCTCTGGCACAATACAAAAAACTTTTATCTGCCGGAGTTAAAAAGGAAGACGCACGATTTGTACTCCCGAATGGTGGGACGACAGAACTAATTGTCGTTGGAAATTTTCAAGCGTGGCTAGATTTCATCGCCCTTCGCGCTGACAAACATGCACAATGGGAAATCCGCGAGGTAGCAAAAACTATTAACAACATTCTCTCGGAACATGCTCCGGGACTTTTTAATTGGATGCCTTAATGTCAATTCTATTAACCACACTTCTCTCTGCTCTTGTACCTGTTGGTGTCGAAGGTATCAAGCAAGGAATTAATAAACTAACTGGTGGTGTTAAGCCAACCACTGTTGCTGAACAAATCCAACTAGAAGAACAAGACATCAAACGTCTAGAAGCTGTTGCCAAGCTGGACAATCCTGGTGGCACACCTAGTCAATGGGTCGTTGATCTGCGGGCGTCAGCCCGGTACATCGCTGCCTTTGTTGTCATTGGTGGTGGTATCAGTTCTGCCTTTGTTCCTGAGATTGATCTTGCTGTTAAAGCTCTAGCACTAGAAGCTGCCAATATTGCCTTTGGTTTCTTATTTGGTTCGCGCATTACGACACAACTTAAGAAATAATATGCCCACGTTTAACGACCTTCTAGAACAATTAAAACACGAAGATGAGGTCACGGTATTAGAGATTTTAGATATCGCATCTGACGAGCTTGTAGATGCCTTAGAGGGCATTATATTTGATAGGCAACAACGTGTTCGAGACTATTACAATGAAGATGACGAAACCGTGGACAGGGAAGAAAAATAATCTTCCTTCCTCTACGAAAAAAGAACATCATAAAGAGCGCAAGACTCTGACCCAATTACTTCATCACATTGAAGATAAAGATTGGGAACAACAATTAAAGGATTATATTAGTAATGCAAATCAACCGATTCAAGAATAGCTTCGCCGAGAACATCTTTAAAAATAAGTATGCACAGGGACCAAACGATACATGGGATGCTCTTGCAGATCGACTTGTTGAAGATGTTTGTGGTTCTCGTTGGGGCAAAGATAAACCCATCATGTCCCAAGAAGATCGAGATTGTCTTGCTCAGTATATTAAAGAGATGAAGTTCGTGCCGGGTGGTCGTTATCTTTGGTATGCTGGTCGTGGTAATAGCTATTTTAATAATTGTTTTTTACTAAGAGCTGAAGAGGATACACGAGAAGAATGGGCAAACCTAACACAACGGGCAGTGAGTTGCCTCATGACTGGGGGTGGCATTGGGGTAGACTATTCTATTCTACGTCCGAGCGGGAAGCCGCTGACTCGTACTGGTGGATTGTCCAGCGGTCCGATTCCACTGATGCAGATGTTAAACGAAGTTGGCCGAGGGGTGATGCAAGGTGGCTCACGAAGGTCAGCGATTTACGCAAGTCTCAACTGGCTGCACGAAGATATCCCGGCATTTCTCACTTCTAAGAATTGGTCTGATGAAATCAAAGCAATGAAGGACAAGGACTTCAATGCTGTTGCTCCACTTGACATGACTAATATCTCTGTGAATTATGATGACAACTGGCTTAACATGACTGATGGGCATGAATGGTGTTCAGAAGATTCTGAAACTTTGCGCGCCAAACATCCAACATTCGTAGAGAATTGTCGTCAAGCAATGATGACTGGTGAACCGGGATTCTCTTTTAACTTTGGGGATAAACAGAATGAAACACTTAGGAATGCTTGTACAGAAGTTACGAGCGAGGATGATTCTGACGTATGTAATCTTGGGTCTATCAATCTCAGCAATGTTAAAAGTTTGGAAGAATTCAAGCATATTGTGGAACTCGGTTCCAAATTTCTGGTGTGTGGAACTCTTCGTGCAGACCTCCCCTACGAAAAAGTCTACACCATACGAAATAAAAACAGACGCCTTGGGCTTGGACTTATGGGCATCCATGCATGGCTTCTACAACGAGGACAAGGATACGAAGTAACTCCAGAACTACACGAATGGTTAAAGGTATATAAGAATGAATCAGAACGATCAGCTAATGAACATTGTGAACGCTTGTTCATCTCAAAGCCAGTTGCTTATCGAGCAATTGCCCCAACAGGGTCTATTGGTATCCTCGCAGGAACAACTACAGGCATTGAACCATTGTTTGCAGTTGCTTACAAACGTCGTTATCTCACTGATGGTACAAAGTGGAAGTACGAATATGTTGTTGACACAACTGCCGATCAACTAATTAAGGAGTATGGTCTTGATCCTAACAAGATTGAGACTGCTTATGGACTAAGCCATGACTACGAAAAACGACTCAAGTTCCAAGCGGACATTCAAGATTATATAGACATGAGCATTAGCTCTACTATTAATCTTCCAGCATGGGGTTCTAAGGATAACAATGAAAGTAAGGTCTTAGAGTTTGCATCAACATTATCAAAATATGCACCTCGTTTAAGGGGTTTTACTGCATATCCCGATGGTTCTAGAGGGGGCCAACCACTCACTGAGTGTTCTTATGAAGAGGCTCTTAAACATAGGGGTGTCGTATATGCCGAGAACGACATCTGCGAAATTGGAGGCAAGGGCGGAAGTTGTGGAGTATAACCCAGCCAGTCGTAAGAAATATTATGAAGCAAACAAAGAAAAGTCCTTAGAATACTCTAGAATTTATAATTTACAAAGAAAGTTTAATCTAACACCAGAGCAATATCTAGAAATGGAAACACAGCAAAAAGGTGTTTGTTGTATTTGTAAAAAGAAATGCACTAGAAAATTAGCTGTTGATCATAATCACACTACTGGAAAGGTTCGTGGATTGTTATGCAACAGTTGTAATAGAGGACTTGGATACTTTAAAGATAGTCTAGAAAACCTACAACAAGCGATTACATATTTAAAGGAACACAATTGAACGAAGAATTCAAAGCACTACTACTAGAAACTCTGCAAGAAGTTAAACAACATCCTGAAGGTAAAGAAGGTGTTATATTTATGACATTCTTTGATGAAGAACCTGATTGGGAAGTTGGTTTAATGTTCCGACCTAAAAATAAGTAAAAAGAAAGCCCCCTTGGAAAAATCCTTGGGGGCTTTTTGTTATGCTAAGAAAAGATTCTTCTCATCTGCACGTCGTTTTGTTAGACCATCAAGAGCAACCATGACACCTTTTACTCTTGCCTTATTCCATGCTCCAAACTGCTCAGCAGCACCTCTGTAATCGCCTAGGTTGAGTTTTCTCAGTAGGGTTGATATACGGAGATTACCTGATCCTAAATTGAACACAAAGCTCGTTAAAGCACCTAACTGATTTTCTGTTAGAGGAACCTTGACAAGAGAAAGAACTTGCTCTTCTGCATCCTGATAGTCATGATCTAGAAACAGTTCAGCTTGCGCCACTGAAATTGTCTGTCCCATTTTTACATTGTATGTATGACCATAACCAATCGTTGGTACTCCAGCGGGACAGAGGTACGCTTTTAAGCGTAACCCCTCCCACTTCTTGATGATGTCTTTACCTGTCATTGAGAACTCCTAAACTTATTTAATAGATTAGCCTTACGTGCAGTCTCGTAATTTGCTGGTGCCTTGCCCTTTGAGTTAACAAGGTAGCGAGTTTCAACATCAGCCAAACGACTCCAGATTTCTGAACCAATCATATTTTCAAGTGTTTTGCTGTCGATACCATAAGACACGATTTTTTCGATATACTTCGGGTCGCCTGTCTCTATGGCTAGATCAGCAAGACGCTTGATCTGATTTTGACGATTCTTATCAATCTCAGTTCTATTCAGAGCCTTCTGAGTTTCAAAGCGATCATCAGTACTACGAGTACCCATTAAACCTGCAACAACATCCGTAGTTTCACGAGGTTTCTCAGCCATTCCAGTATTACCCAAAGGCATCATGCCTGTCTGTTTACCCATGATGTTTGTCTCATTCACTCCTAAGAGTTCTTTAGCACCATACGCAATAGGACCAACAGGTAACGCCTTACTCACAGCCTTGCTTAGATCAGCGTCAGTGTGCTTCTTTCCAAGAGCTTCTGAAATTAACACAGAACCACCAGACACAGTATCAGCAGTAACTTGAATCAATGGGAACATCCTTGTCCAACTCTCTTCAGCTAGAAGAACACTACCCAACAGCGTTGTGAAGTTTTCGTTAGCACGAACAGATGATGAAAGATCAATGCCACTTAGAGATGGTAGTCCGTATTCAATTGTCTTGCGAACAAGATCATTGTCAGGAATGATACGATCAATCATAGAATCATCATGAGCCACTAAGTCTAGAACACTTGGAATACTGTATTCAGGATACTGAGCGTTCAGCCATTTACGAATAATTTCATATTCAGTAATGAAAGCTGGAGCAAGAACACCACCAACCATTGTAGCTGTTAGACCATATGTAAGCAGTGGTGCCCAAGTCTTTGGCTGAAGTGTCTTGAAGTGTTTAATATCCCCAACAAGGTTAGCAAACTGTGCTTGACCAAATGTTTGTAATGGTCTTGCCATTTCACCTACGATACCTGCATGTTGGAACATAGGAGCTTGTTCAGAGCGACCATATTGAACCATCGTTGTATCTGTACCGTGCATTGCCAGTTGTTCAGCTTCTGCCTTTGTCTTGCCCAGTGATTTATAATGCTCATACATACTAGCATAGGTCAATACACGGGATAGTGAATCTGCTCCTTCGTTGACCTTGTTCAAGAATACATACTTCTTAATTCCTTCAAGAAGAGAACTGTCGTTCTTATTCAGATGGAGTGCCTCGATGAACTGAGGTTCAAATGTGTTAGTTTCTTGACTGACTTTGAAGATACTGTCTTTGAGTTCCTTGTCATTGATAGCAAGTTTAAACAAACCCTTACCAAATGACATGTATGCACGTAGACCACCATCATACGCCATGTGTCGAATTGCTTGAACAGGTGTAGAAATAACTTGACCCACAGCAAATACAGGTTTTGCCATTAGTTTGGTTAGATAGAACGTTTCTAGCATACCATTCTTAACTTTGTCAAACACTGGATCACCGGGTTTGAATTCCTTACCAGCAACATCGTACAAAGTCTTAGCAGCAGAGTCTACCCAGTTACGCACACTGTCATCCAGAACAGCCATCTTATTTTCTACTTTATTAAGAGCAGAGTCTGACATCTGTTGGATAACAGCTAGAGTATCCGGATGCATCGTCTCAGCACCATTACGAATGATTGGTTCAACTGAATGGTTGATCTGCATCTTACGTAATGTACCTGTGTAATCATTGACAGAGTTTTGGATAGCTTCCTTAAAGGAATTACCACGTTCTTTGGCAGAAGCAAATACTTCAGAACCTTTATAACCTTCTAGGTTAGAACGATAGTTATGATGCTTTCCAAGCTTACCGCCACGAGTAACCAAGGCTTCAACTAGTCCTTCAATATCCTTCTTTAGAACACCACCAGCAGATGGATACTTCTTCTCAAGAAAGTCTTTGAATGTGTCGATACTATCAAGGAATGGATTACTATCTTCCAACTTGATCTTCTCTACGCCAGTTGCAGACAAATGTTTTAGATTACCTGATCCTAGTTTTTCTAGAAATGCTTCACCTTCAGCTTTAGTTGTGAAGTGTTGACGATATGCAGATGTACCTTGGAAGTTAATGTCAACATAGTAATCACCCTTACGCACAGATGGATACCATCCCTTACGACGAGGTAGGATATTCTTCTTACCCATCTTTTCCTGTTCTTTAACCATAGCTTCATACTGCTTGGTGAACATTCCAGTTAGGGTTTTAAAGATACCTTGCTGCTCTGTTGATAGACCAGTTCCATACTTGTCAAGTGTTTCACTATATTCAAGTCCTTCTTCTAGTCCCTTCTTTAGTAGATCATGTACAGCAGCCATGTCTTCTGGTTTAGATGTTTTAACAACCATATACGGACTGGACTTGTCTTTGATCTTAGACAACTTAGCAAAGAAGTTACTTTCATCCCACACCTTACGACCAACATCTCCGAACCAAATGTTATTTGCGATCCTTGCAGAAGTTATCTCTGCGTTGCGAATCTTCCAGTAAACATCCTGAATGATTGGATTGTCTTTGAAGATTTGGGCAACACCAGTCTTACCAAACAACTTAGTGGCAGCACCAACAAAACTAGAACTGATTGCTTCTACAGCACGACGAGATAGACCCGGTTGATAGCTTCCATTCATGGGAGCATCATCAGCCACAGTCTTCTTAACCGACGTGATACCATCTAGTGCACCAAGAACCTCGCGAGTATCCTGCAAAGTCTTTTGATAGAACGGGAAGGCATCACGATCTGCTGCTTTCTCACCAAGAATCAACTTGTCATTACCAATGATCTTAACACGATCAGCAGCTTGTCTACTAGTACTAGCAATATACTCAGTACTACCATTCAGAATATCAGAAAGGATTGTGTCTGCAAAGTCCTTCTTTGGTTGTTCAAATCCAAAGGTATCCTTGAGATACTTGTGACTAGCATCCACAACCTTCTTAATGTCAGACAGCATTCCTTTACTACGCTTATCAAATGCGGAGATAACATGTTTGTGCATGAGTTCTCTTGCAACCTTCTCAGCGAAGAATTCATGGAAAGCCTTTTGATAATCGGCACGTTCCTTTTCCTTGCCCATATCAAAGATGGAATTAGCCGTATGCTTAGTTTTCTTATTGAACTCTTCCCACTGCTTTGTAAGGACCATTAGATCATCAGTATGAGTAACTGAATCGCGTAGATACTTATTAAGAAGTGCATGACCAAGTTCGTGAGCAGCATAACGAGTAGTATTTAGGTGCTCTAGAGCCTCTGTTAGTTTCCCACCAGTAAGCTTATTGAAGAACTTCTTTCCAGACAAGTCTGCTAGATTCTTTGCAATGTTACTTGGATGTAGACGAATGTATGTAGTGTTACCAGCGTGCATCACACGCCCAGAAGCAGGGAAATTCTCAGCCAAGACAAAGTAAACCTTTTCATCTGCAAACTTCGTGAGTTTGATTAGATGTGTCATGATCTTCTGAAACTTCTGGGGAAGATTCACATCAAAAGAAATCTTCGTTCCCGGAATAGTGTTCACTAAGGACGGGTTAGCATCTAATGCACGAATAGCACCAACAACATCTTCACCAGTAGCTTCAGTAAGTTCCTTCATGGAAACATACTTGTTCTCTGGAACTGGTTGTGGTTCTGCTTTGGTTTCACCAACAAGTTTGTTTAGTTTCTCACGTAGCTTTGGATTAACCTCTAGAACCTTTGCGATACCTTCTTGATGTTCAGCAACCTGACGTTCGAGAGACTCGCGCATCTGCTGTGCTTTAGCAATGTCAAATGTACCAGAAGGTGTTTTACCTTCATTATAATTCTTGATTTGTTTATTAACATTGTCTAATATTCTAGACAGTTCATTAAACTGAAATTGATGATGTTGTAATTGCTGTGCTGCTGATCTAGTAGCAGTAGGTGCTTCACCTCGTTGACGTTGCTGCCAAGGAGTAAGAACAGGTTCATTAGCATACGCTTCTATTGGAGGTAGGCCATTGTCAAGTGAAGTTGCTTGACGATCTAATTCCTCAAGAGATTCAAATCTTTCAGGACCAGCCACCTTACTAACAGGTGCAGGCTTTTCTACTGGAAGTTCTGGTGCCTTTTCTGCACCACCTTCAAACCAACTTAAGTCAGGCTTCTCTCCACGAATGAGTGCTTCATACGCCTTTACTTCTTGTTCTAGAGCAGCCTTTAGTGAACTATAGCTAGAACCGGGAGATTCGTCTACAGCAACTCGTTCTGGCAAAGAGTCCAACGCATCGCGTGCCTTCTGTAAACGCTCTATAAGCTTCTCTTTCGGCATGGACATAGCCTCACCTATCCGAGACAAAGCAATCTCAACTGGTGAGCTTCTAGGGGCCTCTGTGGGGACTGTTGTTTTTGGTGTTGGTTGAGCAGTTTCGTGTTCGTGAGATAACCGTGTTTTTAATTCGTCACTACTTAGTTTTTGTGGATAAAACTCACGTTTGGAATACTCCTCAGCTGTTACAAACAGCTCCTCGCCCTTTTTAGTTTCAACTAGAAAATCTTCTCTAACTGTTCCATCTGGATATGTGATTTTACGTTTAACTCTACCATCAGAATCTAGAGTGTATACAATAGTGTGTGGATCTTTACCACCAACTTCAACTGTGTGTGTATCTCCGTCTGAAGTAATAGTATCTTTTTGTGTGTTAATTTCTCCACGTTCACTCTCTCTGATAGAACGATCAATATTTTCTACATCTTCTAAGGTAAGTTCTGTTGGTTCAACATACGGACGACGACTTGCTTTACGACGAGATTTGATCTGGTTCATTAGATCATCACGAACAATTTTGTTCTCAGTGTAATGAGACTCAGGAATCTGTGTAGGATCAGACAGAATATTTTCAAGTTCTGTTGCCTTAGTAGAAACCTTGCGATGCTGATCTTCTAGTTCTTTGAAGGTGTCTAAAAGATGTTGTGGAACATTATCATGTGTCTTAGCGATTTCATCATTCACCTCAGTCATCATCTTTTCGATGTTGGCAATCTTGTCAAGAGATGATTGATAGACACGATTCAACATAGTGAGTTCACCAGTTGAAGGAACGTGTCCGGGTGCTTTAATAGATGGATCAGTTTTGTCAATGATGGGAGCGGGAATATTCTCAACAGCTTTTCCACCAACAGCTTGACGCATTGCCGGTTTAGCTAGATGAGCCAGTGCTTCTAGTTGTGGAGCAGCACTAACAAGTGGTAGAAGGGCATCGTTAATAACTTGTCCAACTTTGCCAGAATATTCCTTACCAACAGCAGTACGTGGTGAGTAAGTAGCCATGTCTGCATACTCATGGAACTTCTCACCCGCCTGCTTAACACCTTCTTGTGTGCCAAAGGTTCCACTACGAACAG